CAAAAGAAAAAGTATTCTCACCGGGATACAGCAGCGGAAAGCCATCACCCTCAACGGTGTCGTTCTTCGGTTCGTTGCCTTTATAGCAGACCATCTGCTTGGAGTCGATTTCCACGTATTCATCGATGGCGGTGAATGTGAGCGTGGTATTGTTATCGGCTGATTGGATGGTCAGTGTACCTTTGCCGCCACCCACCACACGAATGATGGGATAGCTTGGGAACAGATACGGGTTGGTTAGGCTTTTGCCGTTGCCCACAAGCTGTGTCTTTTCTCCCGCAACGGAGTAACGGAACGGCTCACAGGAGAAACTGATCGTGAAAACACCGATGCGGTTTAGTTCATCCTCAATATCGAGTTTTCCGGCATATACAGCCTTGCGGGTAAACTCGGTATCGTAGGTGTCGGAAAGAGCATGGTATTGGTTCAACCCTGAGTACAGCCACCCCTTAACGGCTGTGATTTTCTGTGATAGTTCTGCGATGCTTTTCGCAGGCAGAAAGACCGAGTAGGTCACTTGGACATTGGGGAATCTGCCGTCCCCGGAAATCAAGTCACCGTGGCGACCGGGAACGGAAAAAAAGTCCGTTTCGTATTCAGGCGCAGAAAAAACATCCTTACGCTCAATGCGAATCCCCATATCCGAGGACTTAATGCCCTTATACACAAAATAATTCACGCAAATACCACCCCTTTCCGTTTTGCGAATTGTCCGGCAGTAACGAGAACCTCGTTAGTAAGCTGCTGAATATCCTCGCTTGAATAGTTGTTAAAGTTCGTAATGTTCAGCACAAGCTGAAGCACTCCGTTTTTAGCAGAGTCTGCAAGACCACCACTGACGGTGCCGTGAACGTTACCATCTACATTAAAGTCAGTAGGCAGTGCGGTTTCCATATCCTCGGCAAGGCCGTGCATTACATCGTTGATGTCAGCACTCATTGCTTCGGCAGCCTTTACGGCTTCACCACCGTTGGCATCAATGGAGCCGGACAGACCCTTAACGAGCATTTCACCGACCCAAGCCATCTCATCCGACGGAGAGTGGATACCAAAGAAGTCGCAGATGCCATCCCAAATGGAACTGATCCACCCGGACACTTTGTCCCACAACCAGGAAGCAAGTCCCTGGATACCTTCCCACAGACCCTTTACGATGTTTCCACCGATTTTTGCCATCTCACCAAACAGTGAGCCGAAAGCCTTAACAATGCCCGCAATAATCTGCGGTACGGCTTTTACGATTTCCACAATAATGGTCGGCAGGTTCTTGATCAGAGAAATAAAGAGTTCAACACCCGCCTTGATGATAAGCGGAATGTTTCCAATTACTGCGTTGATGATGCCGGAAATAATCTGCGGAATGGCGTTCACAATGGTCGTAATAATCTGCGGTAAAGCCTGAATGAGTGAAATCAAGAGGTCGATACCCGCTTGAATGATAAGCGGTATGGCTTCCAACACTGCAGTGATGATACCATCAATAATCTGTGGAATTGCCTCCACGATTGCGATGATAATATCTGGCAGTGCCGCCACCAATGAGGTTAGAAGCTGAATACCTGTTTCGATGATTTGCGGTATTGCATCCAAGATGAAATTGATGATGCCCATAATGATTTCCGGCAGTGCCGCAATCAAGACAGGAAGTGCATCAAGGATACCCTGGGCAAGACCCATAATCAGTTGCAGGGCGGCATCCAGTATCATTGGCAGATTCTCAATGAGGGTCTGCACAATTTGGATAACCACCTGAATGATGGTAGGAATCAATGTGGGCAGTGCGTTTGCGATACCCGTTGCCAGGGTAACAACTGCCTGCAAAGCCGTTTCCAATAACAGCGGAAGGTTCTCAAGAATGCCGGTCACAAGAGCCATAACCAGTTGTAAGGCACCTTCCGCTATTTGGGGTAAGGCTTCAATTAACCCCGTTAGCAGTGCAAAAATAATCTGCGAAGCCGTGTCGATAATTGTCGGAAGATTGTCGATAAGTGCCTGTGCCAGAGAGCCTACGATTTCACCCACGATTTCCAGGAGTTCGGGTAAGAATTCCATAATCATATCGAGGACTTTGGGCAGGATCTCACCGATGACATCGGACATCTTGCTGATATCACCGTTGGCGTCAAGGATACCGTTTGTAAACTCTCCAAGCAGAGCGTTGCCTTCGGTTGCAAGGTCAGTGAGTACCGGGAGAAGCACCGTGCCGAGAGCGTTTTTGGCAGCGGTTGCACCTACATTGAGGTACTGCAACTGGTCATCCAACGCACCATAAGCGTTCAGCATATCATCGCTGACAACGTAACCGGCAGCACGTGCTTGTTCACCGAGTTCGTTCATCCTTCCGGCACCCGCCTCAATAAGAGGGTTCAGTTCCTGGGCGGACTTGCCGAGGATTTGCATTGCAAGGGCGTTTCTCTCGGTTTCATTTTCAACCTTACCAAGGGCGTCTATGACTTCCCAATACACTGTGTCGGAGTCGCGCAAACTGCCGTCAGCGTTGGTAACCGAAACACCAAGTTTATCGTAGGCTTCCACTGACAGCTTGGTACCGTCTTGCACCGCCTTCATAGACTTGATTTGCTTTGCCATTGACTTGGTGAGAGTATCGGTCGATACATCCACCAATTCGGCAGCGTACATATACTCTTGGAGCTTGTCGGTTGCAATTCCCGTTACAGTAGATTCCGTAAGGACGGTATCGGCATAGGCCGCACCTTCTTTGGTCATCTCAATAAGAGCTTTACCTCCGGCAATGGCGGCAGCGGAAACGGCTGCGAAGGCGGCGGCAATAGTCGCAGCGGCAGCCTTACAAGCTGTACCGAGTCCAGAGAACTTGCCACTGGCATCGTCACTCTGTTCACCTGCATTTTCAACCTCATCACCGAACTCGTCAACCTTATCTTCCGCGTCATCGAACTCACGAGAGGCTTGGTCAAGGGCATCGTTATTGTCCTTGAGTTCACGCTCCATATTGTTAAGGGCAGCAGTAGCATTGTTAAGCTGAATCTGCCAGTTTTGTGTACGTCTGTCGTTCTCACCAAAGGAGGACGAAGCGTTCTCAAGAGCAGCACGGAGCGTTTCGATTCGCTGCTTTTGAGCCTCGATTTCCTTGTTTAGTACCTGGTTACGGGCGGTGAGGGCCTCGACAGAATTATCGTTCTTTCCAAATTGGGACTCAACGACCTTCATTTCCGAGCCGAGAACCTTAAAACTCTGATTGATATCCGCCAGAGCTTTCTTGAATTCCTTTTCACCCTCAAGCCCGATCTTTAGACCGAAGTTATCTGCCATTTAACCACCACCTTTCGTCAGATTCCGTCCGGGACAATGTCATCAATGAAGCGTTCCCGTTTCGGCTTGGCGATGCCAGTGTACTGTTTGTGGCACTCCCAAAGGTCAAGGAGTAAGCCAAACGGCATCAGCCACACTTCATCCCAGGACAGATGAAGCTGACCGATGCCGTAATATAAAAGTCGAGTAAATAACTCTTCATCACTTACTCGACCGCCGCGTTTTTTGGGTCATCCTCGCTCTGAATATTACGCTTGGTGCCCTTAAACATAGCCTCGGTGATTGCCACCTTGAAGGTGGTGAGGTCTGCCGGAGTTGTGAGGATTTCCACATACTCTTCAGTGAGCAGGTCGCGGGGTTCATCCTTGTGCTGAATGTTGTGAACCAAAATGGTCTGGTTAGCAAGCAAGGTGATGAGCCATACGATTTCACCGATAGCCATTTCAAAGTTTTCGCTCTTCATCAGCTTTTCACCCAGGTTTTCAAGACCACCGTAACGGGCAGCGATTTCCTTGGTAGCTTTGGTGGAGAGCAAGAGCGTGTGTTCCTCATTACCGATGAGGATAGTTGCGGTGCGTTCCTTATCCATAAATCAAGACCTCCTTATTCTGTCTTTGCGGGAGTGGCAGAAGCGTAGCTGGGTTCGTACACCTGCTTATACCAGTTGGTGATAACTTCCGCTTTGATAGCGCTGTCACCTTCGGTAGCCTCAACCTTCCAGGGATGTTTCCCGGCACCATCCACCTTGTTACGGCGCATAATCGTGCCTTCGATGGTGGGAGTGTTAAAGGTAATGCTGTCACCCTTGGTAGCGAGAGCAGTGGCGGGAATACCGAATTTTACTCGGTACAGCCAGAAGTAACGGTACTTGCCGTTAGACTTCTTTGCACGGAAACCGATAGCAACGGGAGTGCCACCGTCCTCTGCGGTGGATACCACAACACCGTTATCATCGATAGTCGCGCCGGTGAGGTCGGAAGCAACGCTGCCGCCCAGGTCATCAACACCGAGGGAAAGCGTACCGCTTTTGAACTCCTTGACGATTTCGGCAGCACCGTCATCGGCATACAAGGTTGCTTCAGCCAATTCCACAGAAAGGTCTGCGGTCATTGCTTTTGCAAGCTGAGTAGGAGTTGCGTAGCTTTCATTGCCCTCGGCATCTTCGGTGATTTTGGAGTAAAAGAGTTTATCAAGACCGATAGTTGCCATATAGGTTATTCCTCCATTTCGTAGTGATTGGCCACATCAATGTTGTAGTGATGGTAGCCGGTCTCGGTTTCATAGCCGACATACTGTCTGCCGGT